GGGGGTATCGGTTACAATCGAAGCATGGAACCCCTGCCTCAAACTGACGAAATCTTGGACCGCCTGGCAGCCGGCGAATCGCTCCGCGCTATATGTGGCCCAGTTCTGGAAGCTGCTGTGCGCAGGCGAGTTATCGCCGATGAGCCGGCCGGCTTCGCATCGCAGTACGCACGCGCGCGCTCCATCGGAATCGACGCTCTTGCGGAAAGCACGCTGGCCATTGCGTCCGACAAGACCCAGGACCCCAACAGCCGGCGGGTTCAGGTGGATACGATTAAGTGGTTCGCTTCGAAGCTGCGCCCGGACAAGTACGGAGACCGGACGGTGATCTCCGGCGACCAGAATGCGCCGATCTCGGTAACCGTGGCGTATGAGGACAGGCCGGCAAAGCTGGGAATTGTGGTATCGCCGAAGCTGTTGCCAGCGCCGCTTGACAAAGACGACGATCCCGGCGAGAGCAAGGATTACTGATAGTCGGGGGGCAGTGGTGGACGCCGGCGCTCTCGCTGCCACTTCCGCCACGCTGCTGCGTATTCCCTGCGCCTTCGGCGCTCCTGCGGTGTAGGGTACGGAGATTCTCCGTGTTTTGCGCGAGTCCAGTTAAGCTTCGACATAAACCGAACACAACTGTCCCTATATCAGTAAGAAGCAAGTGGATTGCCAAACTTGGCAAGCCGAATCTCGTGATTTCCGCCGCTTTAACTTCCGCGGTTTCCGGCTGCGAGTCGCTTACTCAGCTATCGGCGATTCAGCCGTTCTCCGAGATCCCCAAACCAGCACCCAAGATTCACCCTGGGGAGGACGCCGGGCCTTCATCGTGCGATCCCGCGGCGCTCTGCTGGCCGAAACTGCGCTTCCCACGTTCCGCCCGCCCTGCCGTCACGCGTGACTCAGCAGAGCGCGGCGAAGGAGGATATTATCGCTAATCGCCCAGATCCGTCAAGCATCCAATCTCTACTGGGATAAGGGTGATTGGATGCCGATGGTGGGAAATGGTGGGAAATGTCAAGAGTCACAATCGCAACCCGTTGAAACTACAGCGTAAAAGGAACCGCCAATAGTAGTTACTGCAACTACTCCCTAAGGAGAGATTGATCCCGCTTGACGCCTGCCCCGCGCCGCGCTATCCTTTGGCCGATGTGGACCTCCGCGACCTGGCAGGACAACCTGGAGCGCATTCGGCAAATCCAGGCGCGCCGGAAAGCCGCCCAGCTCGCCGGGTGGAAGCGCGAGCTCGAGCGCGCTGCGCGAAGACGCGCCGTCCGGCGCAGCCGTCAGGCTCAAGACCGATGGATGGACGCCAAATCCGCCCGGTGGCTTGACAGTCTTCGCGGGCGGTGAGACCATCGTGGGCATGAACTGGCTCAACCTCATTACATTGATCCTGCAAACCGCGGACGCCGATCTGCCGGCCATCGAAGCGTTGATCGAAGGCATCAAGGGTGCAACGCCGCAGCACCAGGCGACGGTCAACAAGGCGGTATCGGCAGCGCTGACCAAGTAGTAGCCGTGGCGGACCGCTGGCAAGGCTTAATGTACGTTCGTGAGGGTGTTATCTCTCTGGGCGGCGTGGCGCGGGATCGCGAAGGCCTGCCATGGACGGCCGTCAAGCTGGACATGCAGGCTGGCCAGGTACCTCTCGGCGACTTCCCGCAACTTGAGGACGCCAAGAGAGCGGTGGAGCAAGCTTGCCGATCGAAGTAGACCGGGCACTCTGCAAGGCAATGGCGGAACTGTACGCCGATCCGCTCGCCTTTGTGGAGTTGGCCTTTCCGTGGGGCAAGCCTGGACCGCTGCAAGACGAGAGCGGCCCGGACGCCAACCAGGCCGAGTTCCTGCGCAGCCTGGCGGATGAAGTGCGGTCGCGGCGGTTCAATGGACGCGATCCGGTACTGCCCGTGTTGATGGCCGAGACGTCCGGCCACGGCACGGGCAAGTCTGCGATGGGGGCCTGGATCACCTGGTGGATACTGAGCACCAGGCCTTCGAGCAGAGGCACAGTGACGGCCGGCACGTATGCGCAGCTTGATGCGCGGACGTGGGCGGCAATCCAGTGGTGGGGCAAGCTCTGCGTTACCGCGGGGTGGTTCGACATCCAGGCGCACGGGATCTACAGCCGGGAGGACCCGGACTCATGGAACTGCGTGGCGCAGACGTGCAAGGAAGAGAACGCGCAGAGCTTCGCGGGACAGCACGCGCGGAGTTCGACATCCTGGTACCTGTTCGATGAAGCGAGCGAGGTGCCGAACAAGATATGGGAGACGGCCAGCGGAGGACTGACGGACGGGGAGCCGATGTTTTTCGCGTGGGGGCAGTGTGTTAGAAACACGGGGGCATTTTATGAAGTCTGCTTTGGCAGCCAGCAAGCGCGGTGGAACACCAGAAGGGTTGACAGCCGCACAAGCAAGTTTACAAACAAGCAGCTTATCAAGCAGTGGGCTGCCGATTACGGGGAAGAGTCGGATTACTTCAGGGTCCGCGTGTTGGGGATGGCCCCTTCCGCTTCTGAGTTGCAGTACATCGACAGATCGAGGGTCGATGCAGCCCGGAGACGGACTCTTCGAGACAATCTTCAAGACCCTCTGATCGCCGGATTCGACGTAAGCGGAGGCGGCAAGGCGTGGAACGTAATCCGGTTTCGCCGCGGGCTGAATATGGCAACTAAGCCGGCTATCCGGATACCGGGGGAACAGGACCCAGATCGGACGCGGCGCATAGGGATCTGCGCAGAGTTGCTGCGCGACCAGCGCCCGGACAGCCGGATCGCGGCGATGTTCGTGGATACGGCCTTCGGCGCTCCGATTGTGCAGAGCTTGCGCTCGATGGGGTTCGAGAACGTGTACGAAGTGGCGTTCGGGGGGGAGTCGCCCGACCCGCATTGTGCGAATCTGCGCGCGTTCATGTACTCGAAGCTGAAGGACGCCTTGCTCCAGGGCTCCATCCCGGATGACGAGAGCCTGTGCCAGCAGTTGTGCTTGCCTGGCTACCACATTAAGCTGTCGGGAAGTAAACTAGTTATCGAGAGCAAGGCAGATATCCAAGCGCGGGGCGAAAAGTCGCCCGATGACGCCGATGCGCTTGCTTTGACGTTCGCGCGGGCGGTCCCGCAACAGATTCAGGAGTGGCAGGACGCGCCCCGGTACGTCTACGGTGCCGATGGGTGGATGGGATGACGTTGACATTGCGCGGGTTGTGGTCTAAACTCTGGAATCAGGAAGAAATGTCCGAAAATTTGACGGCTCAGACGCCTTTGCGGGACGCAGCGGACTTCGAGGAGTACAAGTCGCTGAAAAACGCACCGTCACCGACCGACGTTAAACCAGCGCCGGCGTCCGAACCGAAAACTCCCTCCGTGCCACCGGCCAAACCGGCGGGCGAAAGCGCCGCAGCCCCGGAAGCTGCTGTAACTCAGGACCCCGAAGGGACTCCTCCACCCCGGACGGATGCGGAGCGCCGCATTCGCCAGCTGGCCGCCGATAAGAAGCGGCTGGAAGCGGAACTGGAGGAATTGAGGAAGCCAAAACCGGCAGCGGCAGCGCCGCCGGCAGCAGTGGAACAGCCGAAGCCGGCCGCCGAACAGCCCGCGACTGAAGATCCGAAACCGACCCGCAAAGAGACGATTGCACGGCTCGCGCAGGAACACCCTACCGAGTCGTATGAGCAACTCCTGGACCGGTTCGACGATCTGAAGGGCGAATGGGACCAGCGGCAGAAGACACGCGAAACCCAAGAGCGGCAGCGTAAAGATCAGGCGGAAGTGTGGCAGCGAACGCTGTCACAGGTCCGATCCGAAGTCCCTGATTTTGACGCCAAAGTATTCCAGAATCCGGCGCTGTTGATGCGGCCGGAAGCCTGGAGATTCGCCGCGGCAATGGGAGCCAACGGTTTGCGGGCAATTCACGAGATCGGCAGCGATCTTGCGGAATGCGCGCGAATCGCCGCGCTTGAAGGCCACGAGCAGATTCAGGCCGTGGCAATCCACTGCAATTCCCTCACATCCCAGAAAGGCCCCGAGCAACCGCAACCCGCACCGGTACGTCCTGTGCTGGTTTCCCGTGCTCCGGCGCCGCCCCGCAGTTTGGGCGGGATCTCTCCTGGGGAGCCTACAGCCCCCACGAATTACGACGAGTATCGAAACCAAAAGCGCAAGGCGTAGCGGTCCACCCGTGTTTCACACGAAACACAGGAGGGCCACACATGGCCAATCAGCTTTTGACGCGCCAGGAAATTACTTGGGACTCCCTGGAAATCCTGGAGAACAGACTCGTTATCGTTCCGAACTTCTATCGGGACCTCGATAAGGAATTTGGCAAAAAAGGCGGCAAGATCGGCGACACGATCTTTGTCCGCAAACCGCCCCGCTTCATCGGACGCGACGGCCAGGCATACTCTCCGGAGGGTCTGACCGATACCGAAGTGCCCATCACGATCAACCAGCAATCGGGTGTAGACTTCGAGTTTTCGAGCGCCGAAAAGTACCTTTCGCTGGACGATTTCCGCCGGCGCTACTTGGAACCGGCGATGATCTCGCTCTCAAACAAACTCGATTACCGCTGCGCCAGCATGGCGGTGCTCAATACCGCCAACTTTGTAGGTTCGGTCGGAACGACCCCCGGACTGAGCGGCTCGGATGCGTTCAACACCTACGCGAACGCGCGCCAACTGCTGTTCCAAATGGGATTCGACCCAAAGGGCGGTGAATGGTCGCTGGCCATCAACGCGCTGGCAGAGCGCGGCTGGCTGGACTACACCAAGCAGTTCTACAACCCGGCCGATAGCCTGTCAAAGCAGTGGAAAACCGGCCAGGTGAACAACGCTCTCGGGCTGAAATGGTTCGTCGATGAGAACATCAATGCGCAAACCATCGGCGCGCTGAATAACACGGCCTATGGCCCCTACCTGCCCGAAGTGACCGGAGCCAACCAGACTGGAACCTCCATCAACACGAAGGGCTGGCTGGGCGGTGCCTCGACCGGCATTGCCAACGTGCTGCTGCCGGGAGACGTGATCTCCTTTGCGGGCGTCTACGCAGTGAACCCGCAGAGCCGCCAGTCCACCGGCGTCTTGCAGCAGTTCGTAGTGCAGGCCGCAGTGACCTCGGCAAACAACGCGACCGCTACCGCGACCATCTCGATTCTGCCCGCCATTGTTCCGAGCGGCCAGTTCCAGAATGTGAGCGCCTCGCCAGCCGATGGGGCGCTGATCTCGGTCTATGGCACCGCGGCGTCCGGACAGGGCGCTCTCGGCGGCCTGACCACGTTGCAAGGTCTGCTGTGGGACAAAGAAGCCTATGCGTTTACGTCCTTCCCGGGCGACGTACCCGAGGGCGTGGATATGGGCTATGAGGACCGCAGCAAGGAAATCGGCGTCTCGTTGCGTTTCGTCCGTATCTACGACGGCTACCGCGACCAGTGGATCAATCGGTTCGATGTCTTCTATGGCATCGGGACTTTATATATGGAAGGAGGCGTCCGAATCTCTCTCAGCTAACCGCTGGGATGCTATAACGGAGAAAAGCCATGAAAAACATCAATCGAACCATCCAATTCGCCGCGGCGCTGCTGTTTTGCGCCGCGC